AAGGCACAAAGAACCACACCTGGGATATGGAAAAGAAAGAGATTAGTTCTGGTTATACAGTTGCACCGGCATATAACAAAGGTGCTTACCAAGTTATAGGTAAAAACAATATAAAAGATATTGGTAAGTAATGGACCCATTTGACGTTTATAAGATATACTTAGCACTCAAATTACATTTTACAACAGAGTCTTATGATATAACTAAACATAAGTTTGCAGCTAAAGGTAAAAAAGAAACTTTCCTAAAGCGTAAAGACTTGATGGTTTTAAGGAAGTTAGCAAGAGACCATAGAAGACAAGAAATAATAGATATACTTGTTTCTAATTTTGTAAGTGGAGATCGTTGGGGAGGTATGTTTGATGCTGAGGCATTAGAAACATATAAAGTATGGAAAAACAATAAAGAGAAAAGAGCTTACACATTTGAACAGGATTTACATGCCATTCAATTAAGAATGGAAAAGGACAATATAGAAGATGCTACAGTTGATAACCAGCATCCTCTAATATTGAAAATGCTATTAGGAAAACAAATAGCACTTGAAACAGTCGTTATATTTAATAAGGCGATTAATTTTATTGATGATTATAGTGATGATCTTATACTGAAAGATACATGTTTATTGGTAAGGAAATATAGTCCTTTTGTAGTTAAAAATACCAAAACACTCATAGAAGAACACCTAGGTCTTATAAATAATATTGCTAGGACTAGAAATAGTTCTAATACAATTAATATAACGTAATACAACGCAATACAAGGAGAATATATATGTCGTTTAATACACTTTCAGACCTCAGAAAACAAAGAGGCAACTTCGACAACTTGATGAAGGAAGTCGAAAAAATCTCAAATCCCCAATCAAACTTTAAACAGGATGATGGTCGGGAATGGAAACCCACAGTAGACAAAGCAGGAAACGGTTATGCCGTTATCAGGTTTTTGCCTGCTCCTCAAGGAGAGGATATGCCATGGGTTAGAATTTGGAATCATGGATTCCAAGGACCTGGCGGTAAGTGGTACATTGAGAACTCTCTAACTACTTTAAACAAACCAGACCCTGTGTCAGAATTAAATTCTGAACTATGGAACTCTGGTGTTGAAGCTAATAAGGAAATAGCTCGTAAGCAGAAGAGGCGTCTTAATTATTATGCTAACATTATGGTTGTTGAAGATAAAGCAAACCCAGAGAATGAAGGACAAGTATTCCTTTATAAATTTGGTAAAAAGATCTTTGACAAAATTAAAGATGTTATGCAACCACAATTTGAAGATGAGCAACCAGTAAATCCTTTTGATTTCTGGGAAGGTGCTAACTTTAAATTGAAAATCAGACAAGTTGAAGGCTTTAGAAATTATGATAAAAGTGAATTTGATAGCCCTTCAGCCATAGCAGAAGATGATGCTAAAATTGAGGAACTTTGGAAAACACAACATTCTCTACAAGAGGAAGTTAGTCCAGAAAAATTCAAGTCTTACGAGGAGTTGAAAACTAAACTGGATATGGTTCTAGGTAGTGCTAGTAAAGTTCCTACAGCAGAGTCTATTTCCAGCACAACAGGAGATGCCGAGGACGACCATTTTATGGAAAAAGTGAAACAAGTCCAACCAGTATCAAATGTTGATACGTCATCAGATAGTGATGATGATACATTATCGTATTTCAAACAACTAGCTGAAGACTAGCTTAAAACATAAAGTTTTTGGAGGCCTCATTACGAGGCCTTCTTTTTATTAAAATGAATATAATACAAAAGATAGCTTTAATAATTGCAGCAATAACAGGATTTTTTCTGTTAATATCCTTATTACCAGAGTCAGACCCTTGTAAAGGTAAAGACGATTATAGTAAGTTCTGTATTAGGTACGGACGATAATATAAATAATGGCATGGATGTTAACATAATTAATCTTTTTGAGTTTCCTATATACCATATTCGTGATTTTGCACCTGAATATAGAGAAGCCTGCGCATCCAATATAACTAATCAATATAAAGAGCGTGCTTATTATGTTGACAATAATCCTATAAAAGGAGAGTATTGGCGACGTATAAGTTTATATGACGATAAAGGAGTACATGCACATACAAAAGGATTAGATGGAATACAAGGTATTCCTGAATGGACTATTGTTAAAAAACAAATAAAAGAACACGCAATTGATTACTTACAACATTTTACAGATTTAAAAAATACAGTAGTACTTGAATCATTAAAAGAAGATTGGACAGACTATTCTTGGTGGTCTTGTTATGCAGAAAATGATGACTATCCTTGGCATCACCATGCTAATATGTTTTTTACTTCATGTTGGTTTATACAACACGATGAGAAACATGCACCACTAAGTTTTAGAAATCCTTTACATAGTATTTTAAATGGTTGGGTACCTGGAGATTCTAAACTGAAAAATGAAATAGTTATAAAACCAGAACAAGGAGACTTGTTAATATGGCCAGGTTGGTTGGAACATGAAGTACCAGGACCTGATGCTTATATATTTTATAACAAAATGGAACAGGGTGCCAACAAATGGCAATACGACCCTGATACAATTAAATACGATCAGTTAAGGATAACCCTCACATGTAATTTAGGAAAGTTACATGATTCTTTAACTACAACCACTAGGGAAGCAATATGAATAAACAAGAAGTTTACGAACAATTAAAAATAGACGAAGGAGTAGTGTATGCCATCTATAACGACCACCTCGGGTATCCCACCTTTGGAGTCGGTCACCTTATCAAGGAAGGTGACGAGGAATTCGGAAGGCCAGTTGGAACTCCAGTTGACGAAGAAAGAGTCAGGTCGTGTTTTGACCGAGACCTTGACATTGCCATTGGAGAGTGTTCAGCTTTATACGGAGAGAGGGAATTTGGAGAACTACCCGATCCAGTCCAGCAAATCTTGGTTAATATGATGTTCAATATGGGACGAACAAGATTATCTAAATTTAAAAAAATGAATGCCGCTATAGCAGAAGGAGATTGGAAAACTGCTGCTGTAGAAGGTAGAGATAGTCGCTGGTATAAACAAGTTACTAATAGAGCTGAAAGATTAATGTCTAGATTGGAACAGGTTTAACCTGTATATCTCATATCTTGATATCTTTGGATTGTACTATCTGATGTTCTAACTGTACCTGGAGCTATTAATAAATTTTCAGGTGGAGTAGCTGGACCGTTGTTATTAGTAATATTATTGATAACTGGACTTGCGTCTGCTGATAGGGAAGTACTATCTCCCATAAAACCTAGTGCTGCTCCTGAGGCTCCCATAACCATATCTTTTGCGTTAACTAACATACCTTTACCATCATCTCCTGGAAGTACCCACTCTGCTGCTCTGCCCATCATTGATTTTTTCCAGGCATTTTTAAGAAGACCTTCATCTTTATTTCCTTTACCAAATCCACTTCCAACACTTGGTCCAAACTTAGACCAATCATGTTGTACAGGTAATTTATAACCCTGATCATCATATTGACTAGACGTTCCTTCAAATATCTGTGCTAATTTAGATTTTCTATGACCACCTGACACACCCCTCATTTCTTGTTCAATAGAAGCATGATATCTATCTGTAACACCTTGAGTACTGTAAGGTGTCCCGTCGACTTTCATACTCATTAAATACCCAGCATCTTTACCTACCCAACCTTCCCACGGGTTGTTGGGATCAATTTCTAATCCTCTAATATTTCCTCTATTTTTTAATCCTCGGCCCATCTTCAAATCAGCCATAGCACCCATGCCGCGTTCTCTGTCCTGATGAGAAATATTGTCCACATGTTCCATATATGCATGCTTGGCATCTCTCATACCTATTTCCCCATGACGTTCGAGAGATCTAGCTTGATCCCATTTTGCTTGAATTTCAGGGTCACTATAATAATCACGAGTATATGAATCCTGTAGATGTTCATCCCATTTTTCTTCAGAAGCATCAAAATCGCCATATTTTTCTTTATGGGCAGCTTGTGCTTCTATCCCTGCCTTTCGTTGTTCATCTGCCAGTTGATAATCTACTGAAATATTGTGTTTTTTAACAGCATCGGCATCTTTATATAATGCCGTCATCTCTGCGTCTCTCTTTTTCTTTTCTATTATAGGTGCTTGCCTAATTTCTTTTAACTTGCCTTCAACAGCAGCCATGTCTTCAT